TTCATTGATATAGGAGTCGTCCGTAGTGCTGGTGCCGACCCGCATCGTGACGGGGCCGCGTTGGACGATAAGTCGTAGGGCGTGTTGCTTGTTCTGGTCCCCGGCTGCGACCGTCACGGTTTGGTCGCGGATGGCTGCGGCGGTGCCGTTCCCCGTGAGTCCCATGTAGCCGCCGGCCACCCATACCGAAGTGCCTCCGGCCTCGTCGTTATCGGTCCAGCTGGCGATGTCGGTGTCGAAGTTGCCGTTGGTGACTGCGGTGGAGACCGCGATGCGCGTGATCGGGGTGTCGGCGACCCAGATCCGCATCAGCTGGTTGGTGAGTTCGATCTTGGCGACGTCGGTAGTGGAAAAGATGAAGCGTAGGAAGCGAGCAGCAGCGTTGTTGTGAGTGCTGGCGAGAAAGCCCCAGCCTTGACGGATCGACATGCTGCCGAGCACCCGTGGCAGCCAGTTCGTCATCACGGCAGCCGAGAGTTTGGTGCGCTCGATGTCCAAGCGTCCGAGCGCGAGCCGGGAGATGAGTCCCCGGTTGAAGGTCATCAAGGCGAGGTTTTGGGCGACCATTGCCTCACCCGATCAAGCTGCCGGTTTGACCTCCATCGCCCATCGGGCCCCCGCCCATGCGTCCGCGCGATCGAACCCAAGTTCCAGCTGGGGGGAAGCGCGTGTTCTCGTTCATCGCATCGAGGGATCGTGCGGTCTGCAGGCTTTGGGGGAGGATGCCAGTGCGCGGTTTCATCAACAGCAGGATCCGGTCCTTGTCGGCGGTTAACTTGTAGATGATCTTGGATGCCCCGTAGGCTGCTGCGTAGTCAGCGAAGGCCCCCGTCCAGATAGAAAGGTCGCCCCCGCGTGTGCTGTGGTTTGAAACAAAACGCACGAAGATCTCGTCCAGATCCGAGTAGATGTAGTCGCCCTCGTCCTGGTAGCGCAGCAGCGGCTCGTTGAAGTATTCGTCGGTGCAGACCGCGTTGGGCCGGATCCAGTCCTCAGGCTTGAGGAAAGCCCTGGCGTAGCCGAATGGAGGCGTCACCGAAGTCTCGAAGTCGAGCCGCTGGGTCCGCATAGCGAACTTCCACAGCCCGGCTTCGAGCACGGTGTCGACCCATCCATCGTCCCAAACGTCGTCAAGCAAGCGTCTGGGCTCGCGTTCCTCGGTAATGGAAGCGAGGCGGCGCTCCCCGCAGTGGCGGAGCGCGTTGTTGTATAGCTGCAGTCTGGTGGTCGCCACGGGGCGCTCCCCGCGGTTAGACCAGCGCCTTCAGATGCTCGGTGACCCAGGTATTGGCGGCGTTTCTGTCGGGCTCGCCGGTGTGGATCACCTCGTTGTCGCTGAGGCGTTTCACCGAAAATTTGTGGTGATGGCCGCGCCAGTAAACTTCAAAACCGCGCAACCTTGCGTCTTGGCTCTGGGCGACATCTGTGGTCGTCAGCTTGTAGTGCGTGAGTTGCCACACTCGCACGTAGGCCCGACCGACTTCCAGCACCACCAGCTCCGAGAACCACGTTCCATCCTCGCACCAAGCTTCGATGCGATCACGCGGTCGCAGTTGGCCGCTGACGTTCCCCCAGTATGCTGGATTGAGAATAGTTTCGGGGCTGTGCTTCTGTTCGATATCTGCGAGGTAACTCAGACGAGCGGATTCGCCAGTGTGAAAACGGTTTCTCTCGAGCTTGGCGTTTTCGTCGATTGTGGGCTTCTCGATTTTCGCGGGCATGGCTGCCTCCTCTTGGTTGAAAAAAACGGGCAGGGCTGGTGGCCCCGCCCGTGTTCGTGCGCTCGGCCTCGGTTATGCGAAGGTCGAGGTCAGTGTGCCGTCGGTGGATAGGTTCCAGCCGGCGGTGCTGAGAGTGGTGCCGAGCACGCCGATCACCATGATGTGGCCGGTGTCGGATTCGGTCGAGCGGGATACGGCGAATAGCACGTCCCCGTTTCTCATGCCGAGATCCTTGCCGTTGGTGAAGTAGCCGGCGCCTTCCATCAGCGTCGATCCGTCGGAGGTGTTGTAGTGCCAGAACGCTCCGCCGGCGGCTACGGAGGTGCTGTTTGCGGCGAGTGGACCCCCCATTGCAGGGATCATCAGCCGCGGAGGGTTGGTGGTGCTGTAGGCCATTGCTATCTCCTTTAGCGGTTGATGGTTTAGGCCCGGGCCGATCCGTCGCCGGTGATCACGACTATCCCGGAGTTCTGCAGGAGCTTCGCGCCCATGAACATGGACGCGCGTGCCCAGGAGTAGTCCTGCTCCGCGTTGCGGTCGACTTCGCTCTCGAGCGTATCCTTGTCAGCGGCATGCCCGAGTGCGCTCTTGTGATACAGGAACGACTTCTCCGAGGTGGTCGCCTTCCCCGGTAGGTTGGGGTGGGAGATCACTAGGAAGCCTTTCCAGCGGTAGGCGACCGGCTTGTCGCGCCAGTTGGCGCTTGAGTCCGATCCCGCTAGAGGCTTCACGTCCACGTAGGTGGCCTTCGAGAATTCCGGGGCCTGTTCCAGGTAGGACATGAAGGAGGGCTGGCAGAGAAGGGTGATGTTGCTGTCCCACGGCACAGAGGCGTTTTGCAACTTCACCTGCGCGTGCTGGATGGTATCCAGGCTCGGGATGACGCTGGCGGTGCCGACGGTGACCGATCCGGTGTTCAGCTCGTCGATGATTTGCGAGTCGACCTTCCGGTTGATAACGCCCATTGTCGTCTCTTGCATGATACGCCGCTGGTCGCCCTGGCTAGCAAAGATGTTGAAGCGGGGTTTCCGAACCAGGTCGTGCCATTCGGACAGCGTCAACGAGTTCTGGGTGTTGTTGTCGGCCCGCGCCGGGATCAGCCCGTTGGCGCCGCGGGTTACGGCTGCCGCTCCACCGGAGTCTGCTACGAGAAAGACGACGGTATTGCCCTTCGTTTTCTCGTATTCCGTGGTGACAGTCGCTCGCAGGAGCGTCTCGCGTTGCTCGAAGCCCGCGATGAACTCGGTGCGGTACTGGGTTTGAAGTGCATTGTCGGCCATGACGGCCTCCTATTCGATGGTTCAGTCATGAACCTTCGCACGGGGTGACCGTCTGGCTTTTGCCCGGGTGTCCCTGTCGGGAGCGGGCGCCCAGCCTAGCGGGGCCGGCTACTGGTCTTACCGCAGCAGTAGTGGGGCCTCACGGGGTGCCCACTGCATGCTGCGGTTTCACATTGCGGGATTAGTCTACACCCCGCAGAATCGCTGCGTCAAATCGCCTATTTCTTCCCGCCAGATCGGGCGGTGATCTTCTCCTGTGCGGATGCGAGCTCGCGGAATCGCGCTTGCAGCTTCTCGGCCTCGGGGCCTTTCCAGTATTTCGAGCTCTTGTCGCCCATGAGCGCCTGGATCGCGTTCATCTCGTCCTGCACTGACTTTGCCAGCTGGGCGCTGTCGGAGGGCACGATGGTGGCGGCGTCGATCACCTCGCGCGAGCGGTCGGAGAGGAACTGCAGGATGCCGGGGTGGGAGGCGAGCGGTGTGCCGTCGGCGAGTCTAGCACCGAACAGCAAGTCCTTTGTCCCGGCCGGCCCCATGTCGACAAACGCTTCGATCATCGCTTTGTTCTTGCGGTAGTCGCCGCCCCATTGCTTGCGGAAGAAGTCCTCGGTAGTATCGCGCGCCTTGGTATCTGCTTCCTCACGCCGGCTGGTTTGCTGCTCGATGATGTCGTAGTAGAGGTCGACCATGCCGTTGAACTGGGTGGGATGGAGGTTCATCGCGTGGGCGCTCTGCTTGATCGCCTCGAGGATGGGCTTGTCCTCCTCGCCGATCACCATGCCGTCGGTTAGCTGGACTTGGTAGCCTTCCGGCTTCTCGGGGAGGCCGTTTTCGGCCCGCCACTTAGTGAGTTCCTCGGGCTTCGCGTCCTTGGGCATGACTGATCGCATTTCGCCGCGACCGATGCGGTCCTGCAGTTGGAACAGGGCGTCAACGACCGCGTGCGGGGTCGTGTATCGCTCGAGCCGGCCGAGGACCTTCTTGTCGTCGAGGTCCTTCACGGTCGACTTGGCAGCCGTCACGTAGTCCTGGCGCCAGGTTTCGCCGTTGGGCTTCGCCTTGGTGACGGCCTCCTCAAGGGCCTTGGTGTGGTTCGGGTAGATGTCGCCGTAGAGTTTGGTCGCTGCCCCATCGTCGAGCTTCGCCACGTCGTGGCCGTAGTTCGACAGGAACGCCTTCGCGTCCTGGGGACTCACTTGCTGCTGCTGGTCTTGTGCCATGGTGCCTCCTCATCCTTTCAATCGGGACAACGCTACATTCATTAGCTTCCTGATCTGCAGTCCTACCCAGCGCCGGCCTTCGTGGTGGTCGGTGTCACGTCTTGCTTCCTCGGCGCCTGGGCAGTAGCTGGGTTCATCGACTTGGCATGCGTTCACTAGGATCCAGCGTAGTGCCCGACGTTGTTGGTCGGCTTCGGCATCGCCCCTAGCCAGCGCCTGTATGGCGGACGCGTCAGCTTGGTCCCATTCTACCGGAAGCCACGAGGATGCCAGCCGCGGTGGTGTGCGTGGTGCGCGTTCGCGCTTGCCTTGCTCGGCCATCTATCGTCCCAGCGTCTGGACTTGGCCAGCATCCTTGACTGCGCCTGCTATGTTGGCTGCGGCCTCGCTTGCCGGCCCCAGCGCAGCGAGTGCCCGTTGGGCGTCGTCGATGGATTGCTGGGCGACCTCCATCTCGCGCACCGTGGTCTCCGAGCGTTGCCACGTCGCCGGAACGCCGATCCCGCTCAGTGCATCGCGCAGGGCCTTCTTCGCGTCGGGGATGGCGATCACGCTCTTATCGAGGGCGGCGGCTTCGATGACGAGGGATTTCATCTCCAAGAACTTCTGGCCCCTTACGGCATCGATCTCGTCGTGCAGCGGACTTTGAAATCGGAAGGTGACGTCCTGGCCCTGTAAGCGTCTCGGCATCATGTACGGCGATCCGAAGGCATTCGCGCGGCGCAAGACTTCGAACGTGAAGTTGCAGATGTCCCCGTTGTAGTTCTCCTCCATCGGCTCGAAGAGCGGCAGCGCGTCGCGGATGTATTGCTGGACCAGTTGCGAGACCTCGTAGGCAGTCATCGCCGAGGTGCGCTGGGGGAGCTTCAGCTTATTCAGGTAAAAGGCTTCGGCGAGAATCCGGCGCGAATCCTGCTGCATCTCGATGCCTAGTGGGATACCCTTCGCATCGATCGTCATCGGGCGCAGTGCTTCACCCAGCCGCTCGTCGTAATCGCGGTCGACGATAGTGATCCCGCCAGCAAAGACCGCAATGTCCCCGCGCACCACCTCATCCACGGCGATCAGCGGTGGGTTGGTAGTTTTCTCGCCAGCCTCGAGCAGGGTCACCGTCATCGCTTGGAGCAGCCGCGCATCAGGCAGCGCAACGATGGTCGATGGGCTGTAGGCGTATTGGCTACCGCCGACGGTCTGCCAGCGCGGGATCGCGTAGATCGGGCACCAGACTGGTTGTTCCTCGATCACGACCTCGTTCTTACAGTCGTAGTAGATCGACCACCATGGCTGGCCGGCGCGCGTCGGTTTCTTGTCGTAGTAGTCCCGCTCGACCACCATGT